AAGCGGGTCATAACAGAGATAAAAAGGTGTCGAGATCCCGACCTTTTCGGCTAAGGTTTCTAACGTTATTCTCTCACTCTCTACGATGAAACCAATAGTCAGACCTTGGAACTGCCGCTGTTTTGTTTTGACGCGATAGAAACGCGCGCCATTATCTGAAATCGATACCTCGCTTGGATCATCGTAGTTCTTCACCAACCCGGTAGCGACGTTGGTTGTGGTCACTGTCTCATAGTCGCCAAGGTATACGTGCCCGATTTTGAAACCCTGAGAACCGATAGTGTTGGTGCGATCGACGAAACGAAACCGCCAGTATCGGTAGCTGGTCGATACCAATAGATCATCGAGATAATGATGTATCCCTCCGCTATCGCGGGTAAGGGTTACGGTAAGGGCAGGAGCAGACCAGGAATCTATTGTATTGCCCATCAATTCGATGGTTGCGTTGCCGGAAATGCTGAAAACGTCGCCAAGGGGTCCTACGCAGTGAAACTCTTTGATATCCGTCGATGTCCCGAGATCCCATGTAATCCACTCATCGGTGTGAACGCGCGCCTGGTCGGATGTGCCTGCGGTCGCAGCAGATGTGTCAGCTGCCGTTGTATAACCAAGGGTATCCCATGACGCGTTGGTTGTTTGCGTAAAACGTAAAGTATCGGTTCCGGCTGATCTCGATATCGTGAACTTGCTGGTAGTCGTCGAGTAGGTACAACTCCAAAGCGTTGACGATGCGTTGAGTTGTGTTTGGATGTGAGCGGCTAAGGCTGCGCCTCCCGAATAGTCGGCACTCGTCAAGGTGACAGTGAGCGGTGCACCATCGTCGATGTATATGCTGTTATTTGTCGCGCCGATTGTGAAATTACCGTTTGGGCGATAGACCTTTGACCGCTGCTCACTCGCTGTATTGGCTTTGAGAAAGTTCACCATCTCAGACGCGACCGCGATACTCGCATCGGGCAGATCTGTTAGGAAATTGTTTGCGCCGAACCGTACTGATTTAGTTCTTACAACCATTACGCCGTTAGCCTCGCATTAGATCGATTCAATTGCAGAATGATGTCTGCTAATACCCTATCATTTACCCTTGCCTCTGTTGAGATGGTTTGCGGCGATTGTAGGGCAGTGAGGATACTAGCCAACATGGCGACAACCTCGGGGCTTCCTCCCGTTGCGCCTCCGTCTAACAAGGCGTCTAGTTTTGCCGCCCTGTCTTTGTCTATGATCAACTCACCGGGCATCAAAGCAAACGGGCCTTGGTTGTCTCTGTTACCAGTTCCGCCAACCTCGCCGCCAGTCGCGCCGAATACGCCGCCGAATACACCACCATCATCGTCGTCGCCACCACCAAAGAAACTCGACACCTGTCTGAACAGGTCATCAATGACGCCAATCAAGGGATCGAACTGCCCTACGATCTCATGGAACTGCAGGCGTAGATTGTCGATCATGCGACCGAACTGAGCGAACTTGTCAAAAAACCCAGTGAAGAAACTCCTAAAGCGATCAATGATCCCAGACCAGAAGTCAACGTGACGATTGAAATCGGCAACCATAAAGTCGATTGCCTTTGAGAAACCCTCGCCGATAACCTCTGCAAAGTTGAATGATCCAATGTCGTTTATGATGTCGGCAACGTCGTTTATAACTTCCTGAACCGCTCGCCCTACAGCCATCGCCAATGACAGCGCAATCTTTGGGGCCTCTTTGGCAAGGGCAAACGCAACCCGAGGCATTGCGCCGATCAGGGGAGGAATGATCTTATCGATGTTATCTGCGATCGCCAAAACTATAGCCGGAACTGCTTCAACCAGATTATTGATCAGGCCCGGTATAGCGTCAGCCAGACCCGTCACCATTTCCGTAGCTGCCTCTGCGCCTCCTGATGCCAACTGACCGATCAGCGGACCTGCTACCTGACCCAGACCAGGCGCAATCGTATCAATCGCCAAACCTGCCGCACCGCCAACCAATGCCGCGGCTGCGTCCTCGTTTGCCTTTTCTTTTTGTTTCTCAATGTCGAGGGCCTTGTTTGCAAAACCCTCCTCAAGCGCTGCCTTTTCTTTACTCGCTGCCTTTTCTGCTTCGACATCCTTGGCGAGTTGTCCTCGCAGTTCTTTCAGTTTTTTATCGCGTTCAACAACATCGGTTGTCAGAGAACTGTTTGATAGGAGGTTGTCTATCTCTGCCTGCGTTGTCTTAATATTCTTTACGTAGCTAGCGCGATCTTTCTCAAGTTCCTTGAATGTTGTCTTCTCTGCCTTGGCGCGTTCGTCTTGTAGGGCAGCGGTCGCATCGATGGCAGACTTCTGCGCTGCGATGCCGCTGGTAAGGATACCGGCTATCTGGTTGCCGAAATTTCCAATAGCGTTTTTGAAGTTGGTTACAAAGCCTGCAATGAGATCATCGAAGGGTGACGATTGAGGCACGTTGGTTGTGGTGCCTGGTCCGATCTCGCCAGATGCGGACGCCTGTTTGAGCCTATCGACCAGGCCATTCGCGACATCGACCGCGCCTGCCGTGAGTTCGTCTAGTTTCTTTTCTGCACTTGTTAGTTTTAGATCTGCCTCGACAGCGGCATCAACCTGAACTTCTAGATCTTTCTTTAGTTCCTCGGTGCTAACGCCGATCTCTACAGCTGCCTGCTGCCCGACATTATCGAGTATCTCGATCTCTCTGGTTAGGTCGGCAACGTTTGCTTTTGCTTCGTCGAGTTCGGCTGATTTTTCTTTTATCTCCTCAAGAGATACGATCACGCCCGAGTTTGTTCTCAGTGCTGCGTTAAGTCCGTCGAGTTCTGCCTGTAGGTCAGACACATCATCTGTTGCTGATCCCAACGCGAACTCTGCGACAGTCTTTTGAACTGCTGCCATGCCGAGAACTACCGCATCAATCGGATCAAGTAACAACTGAAATGCCGAGGCTATCCCGTCTATTCCCGTCAACATAGATTTAAGGGTCTGCGCTACTATACCGCGGAGGGTATTAAATCCTTTAGCCAACTTGATCGCTGCGCCTGCGATACTGGACAATCCTTTGATAACATTCGGTGCCTGCCCAACTATAGAAAGTATTCCGTCATTCAACCCGTCGCGTATCGCTCCCGAGTTCTTATCAATGAAACCGCCTAGATTCTCAAACCCTGTCTTTAGACTTTGCAGTATCTCGACGATAACCGGGTTTTTCGTTATGACCTCGCCCAACTCCTCTTGGAAATCACCAAACGAGTTCGACAATTGTTGCACCGAGCCTGAGAACGTCCTCGCATTTGAGATCGCAGCCCCGCCGAACTTGGCAGCAACCAACGCGATCGCATCGCCTGCTTTTAACTGCTCTTGGGTCAGTGTTTTTAGCTCGGGTATTAGTTCGCCCAACTCGCCAGACAAACCGCCGAACGTTTTGCCGAGATTCCTCACCGCCGATTCTGCATCTATCCCTAATGCAGAAGACATATCAGCAGCGGTTGTGACGAGATCTTGCGCTTGCTGGTTGTTAGCACCAAAAGCTTTAGACAACGCCAACATGTTGAGGGTTGTTTCGTCGCCTTGGGTAGTAACTTTCTGCAATTCAGACGCGAACCGCTGCATATCTCTTGATGCCTCGTCAGAGAACTCGCCAGACAGGCCCAACGCAGTGTTGAGGCGTTTGACAGCATCCTCTTGAACGCCAGCAGCATCGGTAACGGCTTTGATGCCTGACGCCAATTTACCGCTCGCAAAGACAGCAACCGCACCGGCAGCAACAACCTTTAGTGCGGTGAAGCCTTTCGATATATCTTTGGCAGCGCGTTCTGATCTCTCACGCAAACGATCGATGTTTTTGATCGCCTGCTTTACTTCGATATCCGCACTAATGGTTACATCAGCTGCCATCATTTACCTCGTCGTTTGCTTTTACGATCTTTCTCGATAAGCCTGTTGATCTCGGATGAGATGAGCACAAAAGCCTCCCCTTTGTGCGAGGGAAGGTCAGATAGAGAAGATGTAAAACCCAATTCAGCAAGTTGTTTCCTCGCCATGTATTCTGATAAGAGATGGTTAACACCGTAGTCTACTGTATGGCCTCTGTAGGTTGCGGCAACTTGGTTTTTGATTGCGCGCCTATCAGCTTTCCCAAGTCAACCCTTTCCATGTAAGCAGTGCTCATCGCGACAATAACGCCATGCATTGTCTCATCATCATTTAACTCATCATAACTATTGTACTGCGTATTGGTCTCAGTGTTCTTTAGATTTACCTTGATGATGTGATTCTTTGCCATCTCTATGGAACTCTTGAGGATATTGATCGACGTCTTTGCCGTTGTTGACGTGTCTCCGGTGCCAAGACCCTTTACATCGTCAACCAACATACAACTAGCGTCGAGGCGTTCCTCTACTGATAACGTCTTGAACGTGATCGATCCCGCCAGATGCTCGCCCTCAGGTACAAAATCAAAATTCATAAAGTAAACCTCTTTGTGTCACCATTTAAAAAAAAATGGCAGGCAGCTTATTTACCACCTGCCAAGTATGTCCAAGTCCTAAAAGATACCCGCGGAGGTATCAGACGAAAGAGAGGTAAGCCTCGCCATCGCCGTTCGAGTTAACAAACGCAGTCAACTCCATTTCCAGAGTGACCAGGCCATCGTCGTCAGTCACAGACCAGCTTGAGATGGTTGCGGTCGGCACGTATAGAGCACCTGATTTTCCCTCATCCCAATCGCCGCCCGTTTTGGTTCCAAAGTTGTACTGAAACCGCGTATCCTCATTGGTTCGGAAACGTTTGTACTTGTCTGCTTCGTATTGATCGAGAAGCGCTGTCACAGATACAGTGACTTCTCTCGATGATACGATTGATCCCGACTTTCCTGACGTCGCGCAGACACTACCGATATCTCTTTTCTCATCGGTAAGGCTGAATGAGACACTAGACGCCTCAAAGCAAACGTTATCCTGCTGATCGCCGATAAATACCTGATTGGCTTTAGCCGCCAACGGGTCAGCATCGTCGAAAGAAGGCACGTCAGGAGATGCAAGGTTAAGAGCGGTATCACTCGTATAGGTTGTTGATCCCGTATCATCTGCCGCAACCGTGAAACCAAGAGGAACGCCGATTGTGTTGGCAGTATTCGCACCCGTATTCCAAAGCAGAGAGAGAACCACACTTGTAGATGTTGATACGGTGAACTTGCCGGTAGTGTCTGAATACTCGACCAGGTGTGTCTCAGTCGTGACCGCATTCATCGCCGTTGTGACAGCAGATGCGAAATCATGAGGGTCCTTGTAAAACTGCTCGGTGACAGATGCGGCGAATGTTCCGGCATCGTCAGTGAAGTCGAAGAACTTATTGGTTGCTGTGATCTCGATTGGATTGAAGAAAAACTCAATACCACCCAAAGAGTAGGACGATGTGATCAACTGCCCTGCTGGGAACTCAAGAGATAGATCTGTAACGCGCGCTCCTGATGTCACCTGAACGGCACCGCTATTGCCGAGATAGTGCCAAAGGCTAAGCGTCTGATGTCCGTCTGATGCGGGCAGATAGGTAACAGCCTTGCCGAGCGGAGTTGAAACCGCTGCCGCTACATCCGTATCAAACGAGTTGTTTAGATCATCTGTCGACACACTATCGACGCAGCGTATTTCGCTCGGGCTGCCTGGATGTTTGATCAGCAAAGCCTGCCCACGTTGGAAAAAGGATCCCTCGCCAGCATCGACCTTGGTGAGCGATACCGTAGATGCCGCGACCGTATCGTATTCGGTAGCCTCGACATCCTCCGCGCCAAAGGCTGCCTGTAGAAGTTCCGATGTGTCCGGTGTTTGACCGGCAACGCCCGAGTTTTTCAGGTATAGGCTGATGGTTGCCGTTGGATTTTCAGCGCCAAGGATTGATTTTGATCGACCGATCGAGGCTTTGAGTTCCTCATTGGATAGTGTCTCAGTCTCAGGCGACATAGAGGCATCTGCCTGAATGGGGATATAGTCAGTAGCAAGCGTTGGCGCGACCGGCACACCCTCGGTTGTTTCGACTGTCACGGCAAACGCCGATTTTCTAGTTACGATTGCCATGCTGAGAACTCCTAAGCTAAAGATTCTCTATATTTAATTTCAAATATCAATGTGAGTAGGTAGAATCTGTTCCTATCGCCTTCGAGGAAATTGATCCCATCGTCACCCACAAAATTAGTATCGATTGCGTTGCCTGATATTGTATCATTTGTGTAATGAAGTTCCTTTAGAATTGTAAACCCGTCCTCCATTAAAGCCAGTTTAGCAGCCTGAATGCCTGCCGCATTGTGCTCGGTGGTGTTGACCTGGTTTACAAGAGATATCCCAAATACCCGAGTTTGTTGCAATATCGATTTTGTTGTCACCTGCAACGGGTCTGTATCTGATATCAGGATGGTATATCCCTTCTCAAAATACAGAGATGAGTTGTCGACCAGGTCGATCGCTTCCGGGATAAGGATATAGTCACTAAGCGTTGCCGCTGTGACGGTATGGAGTTCGTTTGTGATATCGGTGATTTTACTCATCTACTCATAAACGTTATCGAGGTTGCCTTTTCCGCATCTGACAAATTAGCGTCTTTGTTGCGATCAACCCGGAAATTCTTAAAATCTATAGATTCATTGTAGCTAGTTTTAGCACTAACTCTATCCTCTTGGGAAGGGCGGCCCATACCACCATAGATAATTTCCGCAGTTTTATGGACCGAGGCAGTACGGAACATCTCGAAATCCATCAGTTGACTGTCTGATAAGACGATATTTCCCGATTTTAACTCGGTGATAATGGCATCGGCGGCGATGAATGCCTGCTCATCCCAACTGGTTTTGGTTCCTGACGGGCTGCCCCGATCCCACTGATCGCGCATGTTCTGGTTGTCTAGGTCTGGGTATAGGCTGTATAGCTCATCGTCATTGGAGAACTTATTGCCGATATGGGTCAGGGTAGCGGTGAAATCAACCGACCATTTAAACCGCATCCAATAGAATCGGTAGACGAGCGGGCCTGTGATCAGACCGGTGACATCTGTCGATTCGTCCTCCCTGATCCATGGCTCGTCGCGGTCGCGCTTCCAAGTGATATGCCCGGATTTGTTAAAAGCAACGCCGCCAGTACTAGTAAAATCCAAAATATCAACCGCGCTTTTCCAACCGTCCGCTTCACCTGACCACAACTCCACGCCGACAACTGACGGAACTACGCCAAATGCTGACAACTGAAAATATTGATTGTTGAATGGAAAATCTGACCCTACATAGAGATAATCCTCTGCTGCCGTTAGCGCCATGGTGAATGACCCAGTACGAAAATCGTTTAGTTCTCGGGTGTAGTCGGTGAGAACGCCGTTATCAGAGAAGAAAACCCGTTGACCATGTAGCATCATTCACCCTCAGTTTGTTTCGCGTCAGCTAGTTTCTTTACGCCCTTCATTTGCCAAAACAAATGACCCATGGCGAAACCCATTAGGAATGTAAATACCGGGAACTTGTGCGACCATTCAAAAATAGTCCAACTAATCGTCGCCTCGGTGCCGCCAACGTTCCAGACATAAACGTCAAAGACCGCGATAACCGCGATCACTACAAAAATGAATATTTTGGTCAGCGTCTTTACAGCCATCAAGGCACCTTGTGTAAGTAATAGTTTATCTTTACTTTAACATCAGTCAGGTTGCAAGTGGACACGTAAACAAGGCGCAGATAGAGGTTGACGAGAACGCCCGCTGCGTAGTTCATTATTTCGCGGCCCTGTGATTCGGTTGTGCTGTCGATATTCCAATTAGTTCCGTATTCGTCCAACACCGTTCCGGCAGGATAGTACGCGCCGTCCTTGTCAACTACCTGCAATTTCATTGAATCTGCAAAACAATGGTCTTTAAGGAATACATGCAAACCCGATATTTTGCGCGTTTCGGTAAGCTTGTAATCGCAATTGGTTGACGTGTTTTTGGTTGCCGTACAAGTTACGCCAGTACCGCGAAAAAAATAGCCATGAGGAGATGTAAACGGTTCGCTCTTTATGGTCACACCTGCGAAGGCATTGGTAGATATAAACAATAAAATGGATAGATATTTTTTCATCGCTTGAACCCTTGGACTAGCCCTGAGAATTCTTGTAGGTTTCCACCTTGAGAACCTGTCAGATCATCTTGAATTGTTATGGCGATAAAATCATCAGGTGTTGGTGCCGTTCCGCATTTCCTAATAATTGCGGGCGTTCCAAAGTTGAAACCAGCTACAAATTGATCCGCGCCAGATTGTACGTCGATTCTAAAGTGCCCGCCTGGTCCGCCTGGTCCAAATGACATTTTGTTTTTATAGTCCTCGGTGTTTTCCATCAATGGTAGGACTAGAGTTTGCGCGTCCGATCGTATCTCTATTTTTATACCATTGGTCAGCGTTGTGTTTTTGCATAGATGTTGTCCGAACTTGATACCGTTACAGCCACCAAACATTCTGATCTCGTTTATAAAAGAATCTTTCGAGGCGTCACATGGAAATGTGAAGACAACAGGTGTTGTGCTCCCGTCTACCCGCATATCTGGCGAGCCGCCATTGAGAAAGTTTAGAATCAGGATGTCGCCAACGCCGCCCGGGGTTGTTATGACAGCGCCGTCAACCGTCACGGCAAGACGTTTTAGATCGGTGGTTACAACATCTGCAACCCTATCCTCTGCCTCATTTGTTATGTTGATGCGCGTAACGGGAATGGCGTCAGCCGCCAGCAGGTTAGTGCTAGCGACTGACGTTAGAAACAAAAATATTAAAAAAATTGAAAAATTCATATTTTAACCGGCACTACCTTCAAACCACAATTCTAACTCATATCGTCCCGATGAGTTAGCCGTAATCCCAATAGAACTTATCGCTTGGATAAACATTTGTGTTTCAGAATGTCCTCTGACAAAAACTCTAACTGCGTAAAGACCATCAATGCCTGTGTCTGATGAAGTTAAAAAATAGTTAATGTGATCGGCTGTTGAACCGTTGTCACCCTCTGCGCCTTCTGTCCAAGTAAGAATACTTTTACCTGTTTCACTACCCCAATCTGATTCGTTTATTGTCGCAGACGCTAGTTTTGATTCCGATGGATCATTTGGATTTTTAATTAACTCAAAGGTAACCGCGCAAATTGGGTCAAGACTAGTACGCACGATTTTGATCGCGTTTCCATTGTTTATACTTAATACTTGAGAAAGAACAACCGATTGGTCGCTAACATCCATGTTATTGGTTTTTTTTGTTCTCAATTTTACTGAGTTAGCCATAATTTTTTATCCTTCTATTTAAGTTATTGAAAAATGAAAAAAAGATTCAGAAAAATTAAACAGCTTCTTTGACCGTCACCCTACCGCGAAAGTCTGATGCCTTGTTTAAGTTCGTGCCGTACAACCGCATAACCGGTGAAGTCATTCCGGTTGTGTCGAGATCGTCAAGACAAGACATTGTTCCAGTGTCTTGAAAATCGCCTTCTCCGCATAGAATGTCTACAACAGGTGTTTCAACTGGCGTTCCAGCAGGATCATCGACAATTACAATTTCGTAAATAGTCGATCGGAAGTTATTTACACTCCACTCAATATCAGCCAATGCTTTTCCCGCAACTAATGCGATATCAGCGCCAACCTGAGTACGCGAAGTGCTGCCTGCTGTTTTCGCTAAACGTCCGCCCTTACATGCTCCCGCACCCGAGTTGGTGATTTGTAAGTTTCCGTTTGCGTCTGTTCTCAAATAAATGAGATTACCGGACGCGTCCTTTGCTACTAAACTGGGGGCTGCGTTTTTCGCTGCTGGCGCATCGCCTTCTAAGACTTTGGCACGTGCAACGCCGTTGCCTGCTCCATCGTCTAAGTTGGCAAATAGGGGATTTGAATCAGTCATAGTTTTCTTACCTCGTATAAAGTTCTCGCCAAAAAATCAGAGTCGGTAGGTCCTAAGATTCCTTGAGCGAATATCTGTAATGCGTTGTTTTATTGTACCTCATTTATCCCGAGGGCTGCATATACGGGATTGCCTGTTGGCGGTCGCAGTACGGTTGCGAGAAGTTGTAACTCCTGAACTCCCGTACTCCCTGCGGTAAACTGCCCGATTTTATCAAACAATTCTGAATACGTATTCTGACCAGGCCCGAGGTATATGCCGGGGAGCACAACAGTTTCGACATCGGTGACGCCAACATCATCGACAGCAACAACGCGCGCGATGCAATCCCTTGAGCATGACAGGAAAACTTCCAGACCTTTGTATGCTTTGCCTGCTGTCAAAGTGATCTTTGCAACAATCGCCTCGGTAGTTACTACCGGGACAGGAGTGATCGGCGTGGATCCTAGCGCCGTTAGACCACCGCCAGATGATGTGACAATCCTAACGGCTACTTTGCCATCATTGTCTAGGGTGAACTTCGCGTGTTCTAGATCTAATACGCCTTTGGGCAGTGTTGGATATACCTGTTCAGTCATGCGTCAGACGTCCTTATTTTGATAAGGTTGCTGACGTCTGCGAGATACCATGCGAACCATTCGCTGCCCTGTAAACCAATATCATAGTATTTGTACTCGATACTGTTTTTAAGGTTATTGCGAATCATTGCAATGACAAGGCTATCCGGGTCCGGTGCCTTGACGTATTTCGGTGCCATCCATTTAGTCTTAGACAAAACTGCCCTCTAATCAGGTGTCGCAACCCGGTCGGTCGAAATGGCGACAAAACTACCGACCGAGTTGCTATAGAAAGGGTGAGCGTGAGCAACCCAGACTAATTAGATTGCAGTTCCTAACAATACGGCGCGCTTGCCGCTATCCATTGTCAGAGTTCCGTACTTCTGCGCGACTGAATAACGGGTAGCCAGCTTGTCTAGTTCCCTCTCAGTCTCAAATTTAGCCATCGCATGCATCGCAAAACCAACATGTGTTGGGTGCCATATCATCGATTTAAGGGCGTCGAACTCATTGGACATAATCACGGTACAACCATAGAGGCGACCGAGTTCACCATTCTGCAGACCCGCTGCGCTGCCGTACGTGTCGGCGCGAACGAAATCAGCGATAGCTAACAACGCTGCCTCTTGAGTAGGATCTACGCCCAAGTAGCATTCATTGAACGGCACGTTTTGGATGTGAAGCAATTCACGTGCGGCAAGGATGTCAGCCTGCGCGATACTCGCCCCAACATATGCGATGCGATGATCAGGAGCAGCCGCCGATGTCGCCTCAAGGGCTGCAACAATATCGGTATCGACCTGCAACGCGATGCCTCTACCCATACGCCCTAAGATGTCGGCAACAACGTCCGGTCGCGCTTCGAGGGCTGCGTCGTCCTCTAATAGAACCTGAATAACTTTGTATTTGTCTAACAACATATCATCAGTCGCATAGGTCAATACCTGCGCTGTGACCGCAGTATTCTCGACCTTATCGTCGACTGTGAAATCGCCAGCACGTGGAACCTTGATTGTATCGACGCCCGGTGTCGCCAATGATGAGAAGTTTTGAACAGTCGGAACAAGTTTCGATCCCTCGATCAACTGCTTTTGGATTTCCATCGAGATACGTTCTTCGATGGTTGCCGCTACTTCTGTTTTACCCATATCTGCCATGATATTTCCCTTTATCGATTAGCTGAATTTAGTTGGATCAACTCGGCAGCGAGGGTTTTAGCTCTTTCCTTTGGTGGTAGTTTGCTAAAGTCATCGCCACTGGTAACAGATGTTTTCCCACTGGGAGCGTTAGCCGGTAAGTTGGCTGTGGAT